CGCCGAGGCCATGGACGAGATGGGCGAGCTCCTCGATCTCCAGGCGGCCAAGTGGAAGAACCTCGCCGACCAGCAGCTCGACCTGTCCGCCCACGTGATCACGCTGGCGCTGGGCACGCAGCTGGACAAGCTCGCCGAGTACGCGCACGGTGCCGCCCACATCCACGGCACCGGGCGCCTGATGTCGCTCAACGAGCTGATGATCAGGGTCTTCTGGCAGCCGCTGCCCGGGGAGCAAGTCCCCGCCGAGCTGCCGCATCGCGAGCAGTCCGAGCACAACTAACCGAAGCGGCCCGGCGGGTGTAACCAGCACCCGCCGGGCCTCGATCCATCCACCCTGACTAGACCAGGAGGACGACCGTGTCCGAATCATCCACCACCCCCGGCGGCAGCGAGCGGCCTTTCGATGCTGAACTGTTCGCCCGCCAGACCGTCAACTCGATCGAGACCGGCGACGCGTATGCCAGCGTCCTGGAGCGCCGCGTCATCCGCTTGGAGCAGCTCGTCGCGGCCAGGTGGCCGCGGAGTATGTTCCTGCGGCGCCAGCTGGCGCGCGAGATCCGCGCGTCCGTCGCCACGTGGGACGAGGAGTACATCCCGCGCAGCGACTTCTACGCCCGGCGCCTCGAGGCGGTCGGCCTGGAGGCCACCGAGATACTCGACCGGCAGGCGCGCTCGCGTGCGCACGGCTGGCCGGAACCGGGTGACGAAACCGAGCAGGAGCAGCCGCCTGCGGAGGGCAGCTCGGACCCGGGCGAGGGGCTCCTGCCGTGACCGCCGTGACTGCCCCGCCCACGGCCGCCGACACTGGTGGGCCACCCGCCGACAGTGTGCGCCGGGCGGGCCAAATGTGTCGGCCGCCGACACATTTCGGGGCGCCCGGCGGGCAACTTCCGGCGCCCCGCCGACCAGCCCCGCCAGACGTGACGAAGGTTGGTGCGCCACTGGCCGCCACCCGTCGCGGAGAGTACGTTCCGGCGCCCGTCCCCGGTGGTTGGCTGCACACTTTGGGAGCCACCCAAAGCCATGTGTCGCAGCAGGTCATAGCCGCTAAGCTGCTCGCCCTGCGGACCAGTTCCGACGATGGTCCGCCAGCTTTGGCCGGCCTGGTTGGGCATGGCCCGGAATGGTCTGCGGAGGCGTACGTCGAGGGGCTTAGTGGCAGTGAGCGGGCGGTGCTCCTGCGCCACCTTGCGACGGCCTACCCGGACGTGGTCCGGGCTGGCACGATCCTGGTTGCCCAGTGGCGCGCAGAGTGCGCCGAGCGTCGCCGGGTGGCGGCCCGGCGGAAGGAGCACGGCCGCCGCCGGCGACGGCGGGCCGAGGCTGGCGACACAGGTTGACCACCTGGCCGCCACCCCGTTCGCAGCGGGCGCGGAGGCCGGGTACCGGGCCCGCTCTGGACGCAGCCAGGGCGGGCCCTTTGCCGTCCAGCGGCGGCTAGCGGAGCGCCTTCCGGCGCTTGGTCTCGCGCTGGGCGCACGCCAGGGCGAGGTCTTCCCGGGAGTGGTTGTGCGGGCACTTCCACCCCGGCAGCGTCCCGTGGTAGACGGGCGTCCGCCGCCGACCCCCGCGGCGGCGCTTCGACCGCCAGAGCGTGCCCGACAGCCGGAACGGGCCGGGAAGCGGGATCGACCAACCGAGTCTCATGCACGAATGACGCGCACGGCGGCCCGGCGGATTACGCCACGCTGTGGCGCATTTGGGACCCGGCCCGTTCTGCCGCTACCCGCTACCGCGCTGGTCAGCGGCTCGCCGAGGTAGCGGCCGGTAGCGGCCCGCGCTACCGCGCTGGTCACAGAGGTAGCGCGAACGCAACTCCCCGCGGCGCCGCCGCTACCCCATGGGGTGCCGGGAAGGGTCTCCACACTATGGAGACCCCCTAACCGGGTAACCGCAGGTCGAGCCGCGCCACGCCCCGCGGCACGGCCGGAGATGTGCCGCGCCTCCCGGCGTTCGCCCTGGTCAGCGCGTGCCGCGCCAACGCGGCACCGTGCCGCGGCCGTACGACCGTGCAGGTCAGGAGGTCGGAGGTCGGAGCGGGCTCGCGTTTCCGCAGGTGACGGGAGGTCGTACCCGCACGACCCCGGTCGGCCCCCATGGGGTTGCCCGGCGACCCGATCCGGTGTCACTGGGCCCGTTCGTGTCACTGCAGGTCGGCGCCCTGGACCGGGTTGGGGTACTGTCACTTCGGCCGTGCTCTGGTCACTTCCGCAGGTCAGGCCGGTGACCGTTTCGTCACTTCGGTAGCCCGGTAACGGCAGCTGCCCGCAGGGGGGTCGCTACTGCCGATATCCCCCCATGGGGGACTGCCGGCCAGCCCGCCGCCAGCCGTTAGCCTCCCGTGTTACCGCAGGTCACAGCGCCGCCACGGTAACACGGGTAACGGGCCGCCGCATTCGTGCAGGTCAGAGGGGTAACGCATCCGTTACCCGGCTAACGGCTCGCGTTACCGCCTGGCCGGCAGGTGAGTTAGTGCGGCCGCGCATCCCCGAAGTGCCGTTTCCGGGGGTAAACCGCGGTCGGCCTCACTCGGCTAACCTAACCTCACTTATCTCATTTCCGCAGGTCACAGAGGTTAGCTCGGTAATGAGGGATCTAATCCCCAATCTGGCCCGTCAGCGTGTTTCCGCAGGTGAAAGCCCAAAGTGAGCTGCTCAGAACGCCGAAGTGAGAAAAGTAACCCGCCAGGTGACGGACTAACCCGCTAACTCACCCGGATCTCACACGGGCCGGGCAGGCTACAGCTCGATGTCCGGCAGCCCGAGCTCGGCGTTGAGCTTCAGCGCGATGCGCCGCTTCAGCTCGTTCATCACCGACTCGTGCGCGGCCCACTTCATCGCCCGCTCGATCGAGCCGATCTTCTCGGCGACTGCGGCGACCAGGGCGCGCTTGGCCAGGTCCATCAACTGCTCGTCGGTCATGCCGTCGTAGGCGCTCACCGGCCGAGCGTAACCCAGGTGAGTCATAGCGCGCTATGCCCCGATACGGTTAAACCGCGTCTGGCCTGGTCATACACGATGGCACCATGATCGACCACGAGTCAGCGACGCCGGTCTACCGGCAGGTGGCCGCGATCTTGCGCGAGCGGATCGCCGCGGGCACCTACCAGCCGGGGCGGCGCCTGCCGTCGGTCCGCGACCTGGTGCAGGAGTTCGGCATCGCCCAGCTGACCGCCCGCAAGGCGCTGAAGGTCCTCGTCGACGACGGAACCGCCGAGATGTCGCCCGGCATGGGCACGTACGTCAGGCAGGACTAGGCAGCCCCCAGCACGGCCTGCACATTCCCGCCCTTGGTGCGGATCGTCTGCCGGAGCCAGCGCAGGAACAGGTCGCCGCTGGTGTTCGAGAACTCAAGCTGATGAGTCACCGTCACAGCGCCCCCGGAGCCGCCCGCCCCGCCGGCCGCGGCGCCGGACATGCGGGCCTGTACCGTCCCGGTGACCCGCTGCATGACGGCCTGGACCTCGGGCGCGCCCGAGGCGATGCCAGAGGCGAGCATGCTGACGATCTTGCGCCCGGCTACATCCGGTGAGCCCGATCCGCTCAGCGGGCCCTTCTTCGCCGGGGAGTGGGGCAGGTGATCAACGATGTCCTGCCCGATCGAGATCATCGTGCCGACCACGGGGATGGACTTGAGGCCGTTGATCAGCATGCTGATGGCCGACTTGCCCGCGTTGTACAGCAGCGTGCCGAGGTTGCCGAGGCCGGACATGATCCGGCCGGGCAGGCCCTCGAACCAGTGGATTACGTCGTCTCCCCACGAGGCGATGTCGTGGCGGACCTGGTCGAACTTGCTGGCGATGCCGTGGCGGATGTTGTCGAGCCCGGAGACGGTCTGAGACCAGACAAGGTCCCAGGCGTGCCTGATCTCATTCGGCAGCCAGGAGGCCCACGAGGCGATGTCGTGGCGGATCTTGTCGAACACTGCGGCGACGTCATGCCGCAGCCCGTCGGCGATCTTCGCGACCTCGTGGCGCACCTTGTCAAACGCCGAGGCGACGTCATGCCAGTGCTTCACCAGTTCGACGATCCCGATCACCAGCCCCGCGATCGCGATGACCAGCAGCCCGATCGGGTTGGCGGACAGGGCGAGGTCGAGGATGCCCTGCGCGATCGCCCACAGCTTGATGCCGCCAGCGATGGCCACGAAACCGATCGCCAGCGCCTGGATCACGCCGGGCGGGATCGCGGTGACGATGGCCGCCAGCGCGGTGGCGATATCGCCGACCGCCGTGGCAACCACCGGGGTGAAGGCGCTCAGCAGGGCGCCGACCAGCGGGACGACCGCGGGCAGTACGGTGCCGAGGGGGCCGATGACCGAGGTCACGATCTTGACCAGGGCACCGATGATCTTGGTGATGGCGCTCTCGACGTTGCCCTTGGTGAACGCCTCGAAGAACTTCGTTATCGGGGGGACGAGCCCGGGCAGGGCGGACAGGAGCGGCCCGAGTGCCTGCGTGGCCAGCTTCAGCAGGGCGTCCACCACGGTGACGAGGCCGCCGGAGATCGCGCTGGTGATCGCGCTGAAGAACTGGGATACCGGGCCGACCAGCTGGCCGAGCACCTTGCCCAGCGCGCCGAGCACCATCACGGCGAGCTTCTCCAGCGGCGGCAGGATCTGCGCGATCGCGTTGCCGAGCGGGCCCGCCAGGGCCGCGCCGAGCTGCCCGGCGAGCTGCGCGACCTGGCTGATGACCGGGGCCGCCGCCTTGAGTACCCCGTTGACGAACTGGCCGAGCGGCTTCGCGATGTTCTCGATCGCGTCCTCGAGCGCGCCGAACGCGCCGGTGTTCTCCAGGGCCGTGAACACCTGGCTGAGCGCCCCGGCCAGCGCGGTGAAGCCGGGGGCCGCGGCCTGCACCACCGACGCGACGGCCTGCAGCGCGCCGGACAGGGACGTGAGGATTGCCCCGGCGAGGCTGCCGAGGATCTTGCCGACCGTGACGATGGCCGGCATGACGGCGGTCAGCGCGTCGCCGAACGCCTTGATCACCGGCGCCAGCGACCCGGCGAGCGACGCGCCCAGCTGGCCGATCACCGGCAGCAGCCCGCTGAGCAGGTCGCCGAGCATCTTCAGCACCGAGGCCGACGCCGTGACGGCGGGCGCGAACGCCGTGAACATCTGCCCCAGGCTGTCCCCGAGGTCGGCGAGCAGCCCGGCGAGTGCCTGCACCGCGGGCTGCGCTGCCTTCATCAGCGAGATGAACCCGGGCAGCACGCCGCCGACGAGGCCCTCGAGGCCGTAGACCAGCGGCTGGATCATCGGGGCGATCGCGGAGAAGACGCTCTTGATCAGCGGCCCGATCTGCTGCATGAAGCTGCCGAGCTGGGAGAACGCGGACTTCAGCGGGGCGATCATCGGGGAGACCGCGTCCTGCATCACGCCCGTCACGGTCTTCATCAGGTCCTGCGCCTGGCTGTACAGCGGCCCCTGCGCCTTCTTGGTGCCGATCAGGAACTTGGCTGCGAACGCCGTGCCCGCCACCGCGCCCCCCGCCGCCGTCAGCGCCGGGAGCGCAGCAAGGCCGGACAGCACGCCGCCCGTGATCAGGGCGGACAGGGACATCGGCGGCTTGACGTAGTCGGTGAAGCCCTTCGCGAAGCTGTCGCCGGTCTTCTCCCCGGCGGTCCTCGCGTGCTCCGGCGCCTTGTCGCCGAGCGCGTCCAGGGCGACGTCGACCGCGGCGACCTGGGCCAGGGCGCGCGACGCCCCGGCCATGTCGATCCGCGGCGAGGCGATCCGCTTGGACACCGCGTCGAGCTGCGACTCCAGGGCCAGGAGCTTGGCGTCGCCGTCCTTGGTGTCGACGTCTGCCCGCGCCTGGGCGACCTTGCCCTGCAGTTCCTCGAGCCGCGCCTTCAGCTCGGTCAGGTCGGGCTTGGCCTCGTCGAGCGCCCGGACGCTGACCTTGACGAAGTTGTCAGTAGCCATCCGCGTAGTCCTCCTCCTGCTGCGGCGGTGCGCCCAGCGCCAGCACGTTGAGCATTCTCAGCACCGAGGCAGGCTCGGCGAGCGCCGCGCTCGGCGTGCAGCGCCACCGGCGGCACAGCGAGTCGACGAGGCGGGCACGGGTCAGCTCGGCGGGCTCGCCATCGGGATCGAAGCCTCCATCTGCCCACTCTCCGATTCGGTCGGCGGTTTTGGGCCTGCCTGCGCCTGCGCCTCGACGTAGGCGCTGATGATCCGGCCGAGCAGGGCGAGCGGCAGCTGCAGCAGCCCGTCCAGGCTGGCGGGCACCGCGGTGGCCGCCCGGGTGAGGTTCCACGACACCAGGAGGTCCGCCAGGGGCTCCAGCATCCCGCCCAGTTGCTTGCGCAGCTCGGCCGGGTTCTGGCCGTCCTTGAGCCCTTCCAGGTGCTCAGCGGTGCCCGCGAGGTCGAGCAGGCCGCCGATCGACGTCGGCCGCATCCTGACCTCGAGGCCCTCGTACTCCGTGCCGGCGAAGTCGAGCTCTACCCCGCCGACGCTGTCCAGGTCGAACATCTCACTCCCCGCCGATCTCGCGCATGACCTGGTCCAGCTCGCGCTGGCCGATCTCGGTTGCGCGCTGGTCCAGGTCCCGCCGCGTCTTGCTGAAGATCTTGTAGCCCGGGAAGTGCGTCGAGTGGTTCCGCTTGCTGCTGCCTTCCAGCCACGGCGCCCAGACGACGCCCTTGATCATCGGCCCGGGGATGTCCACCGTGGCGCGGTCCTTGCGGACAGTGACCAGGTGCGACCTGAAGGCGCCCGTCGACCGGCCGGACTTGTCCATCGGGAAGCTGCCGAGTTCCTTCACGGCCTCGTCGGCCAGGGCCTGCGACGTCCGCTGCTGCCACTCGCCGACCGCGGCCTCGGCCTGGCCGTCAGCGAGCGGCCCGGACACGTCCAGCTTGAGGCTGATCTTCAGCGAGCCCACTGGTCTGCCTCCCAGCGGATCAGGTGGCCCAGCTCCCGCCACGGCCGCGCCAGGACCTCCCGCAGTGCGGTGACGGCCGCCGACCCGGCGATCCCGGGCTCGGGGCGGCGGCCGTCAGCTTCTGGGGGCGCAGCGCGGACGCGGACCTCGACTACGCGGGCGCTCACTGCGCCGCCACGCCAAGCTGCGCCGCCACGCCGGCGAGCGCATCGGCCGCCGGGTCCTCGGCCTCCCGGGCGCGCCGGAGCACCACGGCGATCTCCTCGGCCAGGGCGCCGCGCAGCTCGCCTGGGTAGCGGACCGCCCGCTGTGCTCCCCACTTCGGGTCGGCGTGCGTCGCGAACTCGTTGAACAGGCCCTCGTGCAGCGTGCCGCAGCCGGTGAGAAGCCGCTGTACCCCGCCGTCGGCAGGCATCTGGACCGTCGGCCACGTTGCCTGGTACGGGTGCTTGTACCGCGGGCCGGTTACCTTCGCCATAACTTCGTCCCGCCCCCGCCCGACGCAGGCTTCGGGTGGTCGGTCGTGTGACTTTCCACGGACGTGATCGCCGGGACGGTCCCGTCCTTGATCGGGTAACCGCTGGCGACGCTCAGCTTGGCCATGTCAGGCCACCGCCCTTTCCTTTGCCCGGCGCTGCCGAGCAGCAGGCCGCCGTTCCCATCCGAGGCTCCGTGCCTCGTCCACTGCCGCCTGTGCCAGCGGCTGCGCGAACGGCGGAGCGGTCGCGTGCCACTGCGTCAGCACCCCGAAGACCAGGTGGCGCGTCCACTCGTCGAGTCCCCGTGCCGCCGTCCGCACCGCCGCGCGCACTGCCCGGGGGTCACCGGAGCGCACCGCCTCGAGGACCTCCAGCGCGCACGCCTCACCCGGGTGGCGCGCCGCCCGGCCGCCGAACGTGGCGACGATCCTGTCGTCGACCCACTCCCCGGTGTCCTGCGGCGCCCTGCGCCCCTCCCGGGGGATCCGCTGCGTGATCTCGCCGCCGCGCCCGTCCGGATAGGTCCGGACGGTGTCCGGGTAGGCCCGCGCCAGGACGCGGCCGATCACCGCGCCGCGCTCGGCCGCCGGGTCCGCCGGAGCCTCCAGGACTGCCGTCTTCGCCATCGTGCTGCCTCTTTCCGCTAGTGCAGGACCGCGACGCACGACACGGTCTCGCTGCCGTTCGCCGGAGTCAGGGGACTCTGCATCCAGATCCGCCCGTCCAGGCGGCTGGTGAACTTGATCTCGCTCTCGTCCGTCACGAATCCCTTGCCGGACGGCCCGACCGTCATCTGCAGCAGCTGCCGGTCGACGATCGTGTAGAAGCTGGGGTCGACGGCCACCAGGTCGCCCGCGGCGCCAAGCGCGCTCACGTGCTCGGTCGGGAACAGCGGCCGCCCCAGCAGCGTCCAGCAGTTCGCTGTCTCGCTGTACTTCAGCCAGTCCGGCGGCGGCGCGATCCCGCTCAACGCCGATCCGAAGTTCAGGTAGATCTGCAGCAGCCAGATCAGCACGTCCGGCGAGCACAGCCAGATGAAGGCCCTCAACGAGCTCGGCAGCATGCGCTCCTGCATCTTGATCACGTCGGTGAAGGTGACCTCGCTCGACGTCTGACGGGTCACCGCGATGGCCGCCGGGGCGTTCAGGATGCCCTGCGGCTGCCCGACCCCGGTGCCGTTGATAAACGCCTGGTCCTCGCTCCAGGCCAGTCCGGCGGGCACCCAGCGCTTCACCCACGCCCCGAACGCGGGCGCGTCGGCGAGCAGCTCGTTCGGCACCGCGCCGAGGTAAGCGGCGAGCTTCCGGGCGGTCATCGTCAGCCGGGAGAAAGCCGGGTCGGTCTGGCCGAGCGGCGCGCCCTCCTCGGTCCACTCCCAGACCAGGCCGCCGAACACCGCGGCGCCCGAGTGCGTGGTGTCGTCGACGACCGGCAGTCCCGTCCGCAGCGTCGAGCCCGGCACCACCGTGGCCCGCGGCCGGATGATCGCCGACTCCAGCGACGCCAGGACCAGGTCGCTCCTGAGTTCCTCCGGTACGGCAAAGCCGCCTTCCGATGGAATGCGCTCACTGAGTCCGCCGCGCGCCGCCGCCTGGATCCTGGCCACGCGCTGCGGGTCCGTGGCGACCGCACTGGCGAAGTCACCCCAGCCCTTGTACATGCCGTTCAGCGAGGCGGCCGGGGCCAGCTGGGCGCGGATCGCGTCAGCGGCCCTGGCGCGCTGCTGCGTCTGCAGCGCCTGCCGGAACTCCGGCGTCTCCTCGTACCCCACCGGCATCGACTCCAGGCCGAGCAGGCGGCCGCCGTCCTGGCGGTTGGGATTCACGTACTTGCGGGCCATACGGGGGCTCCTTCAGCGGCGCATCGAGGGCGGGGGAAACACGCGCCTACGGGCCGCCGGGCCCTCACAGAAGTGGCCGCTGGTGCGCAAGACCAGCTTATCGTGAGCATCAGTGAAATTGATAGTGAACGCCGTTCAGCATCAGTTCAGTTGATGCTCGCTGGAACGTCGGCGCCTCCTGCTAGGCGCCTGGATACCCCCCCCCCCCGCCCGCCTGGACATCACTCAGCGTGACCGAGAACGCCCGTGAGGCTCATGGGGAGGGGGAAAGAC